CAAGCCATTGACCAAACCTGATGTAGTGATAAAGCCAGTTGAATGACTTGCGATTGCTTCAGTGACCATACCGATAGTCACACTTGACAATGTCTCAGAAGTATTGTCTGCTCTTGCTACTGATAAAGTATTTCCTTGAGCACCAATGACATACACGACTTCGCCATCATTTAGTGTTGTTGCAGTCGAGTTATAGACTTTGATGACTTGTTCTTGACCGATTTGAAGATTGACATTACCACCAGTCAGACCAACTTGTAAAGTACCATTGTCTTGATCCCAAGTAAGTTTGCCTATTGCTGGAGTTTGAGCAACTGAAGTGTCGAATGTGACATAGTCTGCAGTTGATATGCCACCTGTCAGAGTAGTAAGATCAGTGATAGTCTCGTTTGCCCAGTTAGTACCATTGTACTTCAGTACTTGACCAGTTGTCGGTGTTGATATTGTTGATTGTGGTACTCTTTCGCTTAGTAGTACAACTGATACAACTGCAGCAGAAGTAAATGCAAATGCTGATGATTGATCGACAAGAGTACCGCGAGTTAGTGTAGTTGTTGAATGAGTGTAAGTACAGTCTTTTCTTAGTTCCCACTCGTTGCCTTCAGTGATTAGTATGTCAGTTGTTATGCCATCTTCTGAAGCAGTAAATGTTTGAAAGCCATCTTCCGCAGTACCAATGGTGATTGATCCACTTGTACCAGGCGAATTGCCTATTTTAGTTTTGATACGATTGAGCAATGTTGTCACTGCGATTACCTCTTAGTCATTATCTGTTGATTATCCGTTGTATATTGCAGGTTATAACGGTTATCCAACGATTGTTTTGAAGGTAAGTGTAAGATCTTCGCCAGCTTCAAGAGCAACACCATCGAATGTTGCACTGACCATCATTGTACCACCTGATGCAGCAGTGAATAAGCCAGCTTCTTTTAGATTGACTGCTCCAGTTGCGGTGAATGTTTGTACAACTGATACAGTGTCGTTAGGTACATTAGTCGTAGTGATTGTTGGTGAGTTAGTACCAACACGACTTCCTTCAGGTGTAGTAAGAGCAGTGTCAGTGACTGCAGCAGTATGAGTACCAGTACCTACACCGATGTACTTAGGTGGTGTTGAAGTAGTACCTGCGATTTGTGAAGCACCAAGAGCTTTCCCGCTGTTTGTAGTTGCTATAGTTGTAGCCATTGTTTTACCTTTTGTAAGAATGTTAGAGGTGGTTTGTTAGTAGCAATTACTCCAAGATTGACTATAGTTCCATCTGTTTTGCGAATAGTTGCACTGACTTCATGATAAGTTTTTACTTTTGTGTTCATCTGTCTGCCTCACGAGTAAATGTAAGAGCTCCATCAAGTACTCGACGAGTGACCAATGTAGCATCAGTTAGTTCAAGTGATCGAACACATTCAAGAGTGTCACCTTTGAATAAGATTGCAGAAGTTGTTGCAGCTGCATACTTGATTGCAATGACCCCATTAGTAAGATCAGTTTGAATGATTGATGTACCAGTGTCAGTAGCACCAAGTATGATAGTACCATTGTCAGTTGATAAATCGAGTACTGGTGTTGCACTGTCGAATGTTTTTCGTACCTGATATGTTGCAGTAAAGCCATTCAAGTCGAGTGGTACTGTTTGAGCTTCATCAGTGTAGATTGTCAGTAGTTCATAGACATCACTTCCTTGCGGTATGATTGCATCAATGCTGACTGGTGATAAGTCGTTTGTCATTTGTTATTCCTGTTAGTTGATACTATTTAGTGATTTTTACATCTCTCTGTCTGACATTATATGGAGCTTTGTCCAATAAAGATTGAAGGTGGCTGATACATCATAACGATACTTTTTGAGCCATACTTCGATACGAGTTCGTGTATTTGCTGGTATTGTTGATGGAGCATCATAGCTGTCTGACCAAGAAGTTATTGACTGAAACTTGTTTAGAGTACCACCATAGTTCCAGCGAAATGGGTGAAACTCTTGTTCTTTTAGAGCTATTCCTGGCTCCCATACATCAGGTGATGTCTCTTCCATTTGTCGTACAACTACTTTGATAAATGCTGAGCATTGACCACCCAGACCATACAATAAGTTTTGAATGTCGATTTCCAGACCAAACGAATAGTTGATTGCTGAAATAGGTTTAGGTACTCCAACATGATCTGTACAACCAACCATGTTATAGACACCGTAAGTACTATTCGGTTCATATGCAGCAAGTTCCCAAGTCGGTATGCCTATTGGGGCAGGTTGCTCAGTGTAAGGCGGATTGAAGGTGATTGGTGATCCACTTTCATACACGGTATTCTTGATAGCAGTATTTGAGTTGTAGTACTCTGATTTTGCACCAGTTGTGTATGATCCCCAAACAGGTGTCATGTCAGTACCTGGCCAATAAGGCACTATGTCAGATATTGCATTTTGACCGAAGTTGCCAGCTGTAAGAAGATAAGTTGATGCGATACCAGTTGAACCTGTTGGAGTACTTTCGAATGATGCACTTGCCCAAGCTGACAAAGTACTTGGTGACAATGAGTAAGTGTCACAATGATATTGCTTGACAGTTTTTGATGCAGTTCCAGCAATGCCACCAGGATAGCTACTATTGACCCTAAAACGAATAAGATCGAACGACAATGTTTGACCAACTGCTTCCATTGCATTATTGCGAAATGCTATACCAAGATTAGGTGATGTGACATCTGCGAATGTAAGAGGATTGCCACCACGATTAGTGATCAGTACAGTTTGATTTGCATAGCTTGTAGTTGGGGTTATGAGTACTGGATTTTGTGAAATGTCAGCACCATTATCCATGTCATCTGCATAGAAGAAGTTATCTTCCCAATAGGCATACACTTCTGACCATGTACCACCGTCAGGTGTATGACTTGTCTTCCAGTTGATTTGAACTTCGATACTGTCGATTTGATTACCACTGAAGGTTGCTTCATCATTAGTAAAGTGTTGCTTGCAGAAACTGTCGATGCCACCATCGAACATACTGCCATTAGAAGTACCAACAAGAGCCAAACCACCGATTGCATCAGTTGAAGTGACATCAGCGAAGTTGAAGTCAGGGCCAGTGTCACCTTTGTCGCGATAGCTAAAGTCTCCAGAACTGAACCAACTTGATACGAATGGCTCACCAGTCGCTTGCTCAGGATAGAATGGGCCTACAGTACCAAATTGATTGACCGCCCTGATCCAGAAGTACTTAGTTAGTACCGGATCACTTTCGCTTGTATTGACATTGAAGGTATTTCCTGTCTCTACAGTTGCATATAAGATTGCATCATTCCTGTCGTTAGTATTAGACATCCATACTTCAGTTTGCCATAGCTCAGGATCGAAGGTGCTATTCCAATCAAGTCGAATAGCACCAATCAATGTAGAAGTCGTTAGACCACTTAGAGCTTGAGCTGGTTTTGCTACAATGTTGTAAGTAGCCACTGATTAGTCTCCGTAGATTACACCTGTTCCTGGTGTAGTATAGTCGATGATCAATGATCCGGTGACATTACCGCTATCGACTTCAAGATCAATAAAGCCAATCAGACGACTTGTTGCTGGATTGCCAGTGTCTTGAGCAAGTACAACATAACGACAATCAGCGAAGCCAGTTGGGCTGACTGCCCAAGTGATATTGTCTGCAGCAATCGTGTAAGTACCGCTTGATTGGGTGACGGTGACATTTGCAAGAGTTGCTCCACCAGCTGTATAGTTTGTACCTGATACTTCTGTTGAAGTGATGTCACCTACGAACTCAAGAGCACGATTAGTGACATTTCCATCATTTTTGTAGCCGATTGCTTTGATAGTGTCAGTGGTGAAGTTGATACCAGCAATCATCTGGTTCATCATAAAGGGATAGTATTTTGAAACGGTGCTCATTTGAACTCCTAAGAAGTTATTAGTGGATTGGTAAGATTATTTGTGGTTATCATACTTGGTATTGCTACCATATTTTGTCTATTTACTTGTGGATTGGTAAGTGTTGAACTTGTCACCAAACTTCCAACTTCATAAGTATTCGATACTATTTCCAATATTGATACAAGTGGAGTAGTAAGATCACTCGAAGTATTTAGACTTGGTATTACTTTGATATTTTGTCTGTCGATTTGTGGGTTTGTCAGTTCATAATGAGTTATGATTGACGGTATTTCATTTGTAGATATTACATCAATATGTGGATTAGTAAGAGTACTTGAAGTATGCAGACTTGGTACTGATACACTATTTACAAGATCAATGACTGGATTTGTCAGGTTGCATTTAGTTGATATTGAAGCAGTGATTAGTTTTTGTCTGTTGATACTTGGGTTTGTCAGATTGAGTTTTGTAAAGATACCTTCAATGACAGGATTTTCCGTGACATAGAAGTAGAATGTCTTTCTTGCCCAATCGACAGCTTCAGGTTTTGCTACAAGTTTGTAAGTACCAACGACATTACCAGTGACTTCGAATGTACCATCAGTGATTAGTTCAGAATAGCTGTCAGCCACTGCTATTTCATTAGTATTGACATCAGGTGATACCGCACATAATGTAGGATCAGGTACAAGCAATGTAAAGGTGTCGATACCATTATCCCGAATGTAAATGTTGCTTGGTGTGGGTATGACATTCTTCAGTACTGGTACCCCACCAAGAATGTAGTAGTCATCGCCTGAATAGATACCAGTGACATAATGTAGTGGCATATTGGGATATGTTTGTACATCAATGCCGGTAAATGTACCTTGTATTTGACCAGTTGCGATGTCATAGTAAGTTATGTCAGTCATTGTTATTTCCAATAAGGTATTGCGATATGAGTTGTCACATCATTGAAGATTTTACAATATGGTGTGATAGTTGTAGTACCATTTGCCAAGCCAAGTTTGATTATGGCTCGATTTCTTTGTAGAAGTGTAGTCATTCGATAAAGTCGATTAGGTGTTGGGATCATACTATAGTTGATAGTAAGGTGAGGGCCACTCATTTCATTTGCTGAGGCAGATTGATTTGCAATCATGATGTCATCTGTTCTTTTGTACCATTCTGCTACGACTGCCCAACTTGCACCACCGTTATCAGAAGCTTGAAGTCGATGAGTACATTTACCCCATATTCTTGCTGATGATCCCCAAGTACCAGCTAAGTTAGTACCATATTCGGTAAAGCCAGATAAAGTGTTGTACATAAAGAGTACTTTGTAAGGAGCATCTGCTGGGCATTGCCATAGCATTTCCTGAATAAGCATGTTGTTGCCGTATGCTTCTTGAGGATTAGGTAAGTAGTAGTTAGTCGTTGCTGATTGAATGTCTGTGACTGAACGATCAATGATTTTTAGACGACCTACTGATAAGTCAGCTATTTGAGCTGATCCGATAGCTGCATCTTCGATAAAGGTTGATATGTTGCTTCCATCGATACCACCAACACCAGTTAGACCACCTGATATTTGCCATTCAGAAGGAGTAGTTTGACCACGATTACATCTTGCGAATAAAGCTCTACTGAAGAATGCATAGCTGTCTGCATTATTTGCATATGTTGGGCCTTTGTAAAGTACAACCCTTGCCCAATATGCACCAGCAGGTGACTCACCGGCAGTGAATAGTCGATTTGCATTATCAAGTACTCGCCAGAATGCATGAGTTGCATTATTTCCTGCCGATGATACTGAACTGACGATTGAAGTTCTGTCGAGGTTGAGCCATTGTATTTGAATAAAGACATTACACCTATGAGCACCAGTATAGCAACTGAACTCATACCATCTTAGTTGCTCGATTGGTACATCCTGATAGAAGTACGACCAGTTAGTCATGTCAGAAGTACCAGAAATGATAGTTGCAGTACTTTCTCCTCCTGGCCCCCAGTCAGTGTCTACCCAAACTTCGCCTCGTGAGCCGTTTGTCATTCCTGCTACCCAATCACGAGGAGCTGGTTTGAACATCATTTTTGTTGCTCGTATAGTTGCAGCGAAGTTTGCATTCTTCAATAAGTTGCCACCTGTTATGCCTCTTGCTTGACCACTTGCAGCAAGTACGACATTACCTTGATTATCACGAAGAGTAAAGTTGCCTCCATTGATTTCCAAGCCACCGTTTTTATCAAGCTTCCATCCCGCAGTATTAGGGATAAAGTTTGTTGATTGAATGACATTGCCTATTTTTGCATTATCAATTGCTCCGTTTTGTACATGTACATTAGTGATGATTGCATTTGCTATTTGAGCAGTTCCAGTGATGATTGCTTCATCGGTTTTTAGTTGAGCAGCTGCGATTGAGCCAGCCAGAATAGTTGAGCCATCAATGATAGGTTTGCCATTACCTACTTGTAAGTCAGCACCACCTTTGTACACGGCGACAATGATTTGACCAGCTTTGTTTGCAATCAATAAGTCAGTTGTATAGCGAAGCTGACTTTCTCCTGATTTGTAGTAAATGTACCCAGTTCCACCCGACCAAGTTGCACTTCCTGCAGCGATATTGTAGTTTGATACGACTTCGTTGTAAAGTACCGATGCCATACCAGTCGTCCAACTGACAGTGTTATTGGTTTTGTTAGGGGTAAAGGTTAGACCACTGAATGTAAAGTTATAGTTAGTCGAAGAAGCAGTTGTCGAAGTGATTGCTGCTGAATAGTTTAGACCAGTTTGACCGAAGTGATCATAGGCTGCTACTTTGTAGTGATAAGTAGTACCTTGATTTGCACGAAGCATTACCGCACTGTCGGCACCAATGTAAATGTTGTTTGCCGTACTTGGGGTGAATGTAGGTACAGTGTCACGATGTATGACATACCCTTTGTGATCGTTTTCTTGAGCAGTCGTAAAGTTGAAACTGACTACATCGATACCAGAAATGATTTGAACTGATTGTTGTCCAGGAGCAGGATTGCTAAAAGTATTAGAAGTTGCTGCACTCGGTTTGTCAGTTGTGTCGATTGCATACACTCGTACTTGAAATGATCGAGCAGAATTTCCACCAAAGTCGCTTCGATTTGTATTGAAGTCATACACGAACTCAGGTACTGCTGATACATATGTCTTTTTGAGTGATGTACCTGGAGCATCATATATGTCGATACGATATTGTTTTAGAGTAGGTAAGCCACGACCACCAACTGGGTTAGGATCTGTCCAAGATATGACACAATCAAGAGTATTGAATTGATTACTTGTTGTACCTTTTACATACAAGTTTGTCACTGGCAATAAAGTCGAGTTATTGATACCAGGTGGTGGTGGCTCAGGTTGATTAGTACTTCCCAACAGATATTGATAGTACATGACCGGTGACATTACATTACCAGGATTTCTTGCATACACCCAGAATGTATAAAGCCCATTTTTTGCATACTGAATAGTGGTATTAGGTACCAATAAGTTATCCAGTTCAATCATACTGTCGTTTTCGTAAGTGTAAGCGACTTTGAATGTGTATTGATTGATTGCATCACCTGATGACCAACTTAGGATAAGGTTGTTATAGCTTTCAGTTGAACCTACTGGTGAAACACCTGCTATTTCTACAACAGGATTGATTGGGGCTGAACAAGTTGCATAGTTTAGATTTGCGAAGTTTTTTGCAGGTTTGATTACCCCACCTTCTACTCTTGACCATTTGTTTTCATCATAGAATGTAGCTTGAACTTCAAGAGTATGTTTGTCTTCTGAGTTCAGTAAAGTGATTTTATCAATGCGAAATGGGCGAACTTCGATAGTTGGTGTTGAAATGATCCATGGTGAGCCAATGATAGGTACTTGACTGAATGGTGTAAGTACAGTGACTGAACTGAATGAGCCACTTGCTTGAGCCACTTCCCTTTCTTGAAGAGTTATGCCATCAGCCAGTAAGCATGATATTTTGCTAATGCCTGCTGGTAAAGTGATTGTTCTGTCGAAGGTGACTGAAGTTGTTGTGGCTGCAGATATTCTTCCACCTTGCGAAGTTCCTGCATAGTATTCATCAAGTATGCCAACGACTTGACTTGGGCGAAGATATGCATCTGCTAAGCCAACACGAAACACTACTTGCTCTGAGTTCGATAGTTCAGTCTCCAATAGCCATTTTGCTGATCTTCGAGCTTGACCTTCTGATGTACAACCAAGTACTGCGATTTCAGTTGAGTTATAGCCATATTTGTCGAAGTATGCTTGACTTGCTTCTTCAGTTGCTATTTGTTGTTTGAAACGATCATCAGGATCATTGTAAGTGATATTACAAACAGTATGCCTTTCTTGTATGCTATTACTTGCATATTCGAACATACCATCAATGACATTAGTGTTGTTGAAGATTGCCGTTATTGGTGTTGGGCGATCTTGAAAGCAAGTTATGTACCCACCGATATCAACAATAGCTGAGTGAAATGTAGCTGCAATTACTTGTACAAATTGCCAATCATCTTCCCATGTTTGAAGTACTCCATTGAAACTGAAACGAGGCTCAGTGACATTGACTGCCTTGTCCTGATCATAGTAAGTCACCAACCCATCATTATAGACTGCTGCATTATAGAACGAATAAAGATCAATGCGACTTGGTGATATGCCCATACCAAAGCGAGTTGATGTCAGAATGTCATACACTACCCATGCTGGATTATTGCAATAAAGTCTTCCTGATGACATACCTCCGTTCCAAGTTCCTGAATAAGTTCTTGTTTTAGGATTGTAGTTATTGGGTACAAACACTTTTTGAGCATGTACATCGGCTGATACACGAGGTGTTTTGCCACCAGTACTTTTTGCTGATGCTTCAATAGCAAGTAAAGCAGTATTGTTGTAAGTATGCTTTTTGTAGTCGATTTCATTGACAAGGCTAAGCATCGATACTGATTGATATTTGCTGGTAGGATCATTGCCAGTAAGTCGAGTGATTTGCCATCCCCAAATGTCATTTATTCCGCCACCAGGTTTATTGACTTCCCAACAACATGGATAAGCAGACATTGTTTTGCCACTGATACGAACTTTCCCGTTTTTGCCATTATTCCATGGTACCCAAGGTGATGATGCATTTACACGAGTATGGATTTGAAATGATACTCCATACCCAACCATGTCACCATCATCTTCCACGTGAAATAGTGAGTTTAGTTGTACAGTGATACCAACTGCATCGACAGTAGCAGAAGATACATCGCGAGCAATAGAAACTCCTTTGCGAAGTTCTACACCGATTTGAGTGACTGCTTCAGTATTGCTAAAACCATTGATGTAAGTTTGCGAACTTTCGCCAGCTCGCCATTTCCATTTTGCTCCTTTGTAGCTACTGATTGGGGTGTCATCGAAATAGACTTCATCAATGCTTTCAATTGGGCCTTCGCATAAAGCACCAAGTACCAATGCCGTTTGAGTTGCTGATAAAGTGTCTGGATATTCTACGGGTGTATGACCACCGCCACCACCTTTTCCAGCACCTTCGATTTTGATGTATTCTTTTGTCATTTATTATCCGGTTTTGTTTGTATGTAAGCCTGCTGATATTACGGTTGTACCTATTCGACATTTGCCATAAGCAAGAGGTATAGGATTACCTGCTTCAGTCACATTAGGTGGTGTATTGTAGATAAATGATGGGCTTTCGCCACCTGATACTGCTGATGGGTTATTGACTTTCGGCATACTTGGGGCGAATGCTTTTTGTAAGCCATACATTGCACCAAGTACCATGACTGCTGAACCCGCATACACGGCAATTGCACCAACAGTACCAAGAGCACCCGCTACAGCACCAAAGCCAGCCATTGAGCCAGCACCCGCGGCTACAGTACCAAGAGCAGCACCTGCTGCAGCAGCACCTGCTGAACCAATAGCCGACATTGCCGCTAAGATAAGTGGTACCAAGAAGAAACTGCCTTCTATTCTTGGGGTTAGTATGACTTCATCATAGTCACCAAGTTCCAATTGACCATCGAACATTGTTTGATCAAGGTAGTTTTCTTCGTCTGAACCAGTATGTTTGACGAGTACAACCCACTCATTCAGTTCGAAGAACTTCATTTGAAACTCTGGATAGTTGTGAAATAAGCCATGCATAAGCTGGATCATCGTGTCACCATACAGTTCAATAGGTGGATATTGTTCTTTTAGGCTCCCTTCAATTGTGACAAGTCGTTTTCTCATAGTTTAGGTTTTTCCTTGTGTCTTAGATAGCCTTGAATGTAGCTATCCCATTTGTTCATTGGTATTTCGCCACTTGGGTGATCTTGTACATGTTGAAGAATGTTATAGCCTTCAGTAAAGATACCTAAATGATTACCTCTTCCTTGCATTCCCATTACAATGACATCACCTACTTCAAGTTCATACCGTTCGATCTTTTTGAAACCCCATTCCTCGAAATAAAGCTCATAGAATGGTGTAGTCACCCCTCCATTACCGCCATTCCACCAATCGAACTTAGGGTGATGTAAGTCGAGTTTGATTTGATATTTTTGCCAATGATAGTCTCGTACCAATGTAAAGCAATCATTGATAAAGTAGATAAAGGGCCTATTGTAAAGAGTTGCATTGGGATCACCAGGATAGCATATTGGTGATGTCACTTGTTCGCCGTCAGTAGCTACAATGTAGAATGGTATGCCAAGTAGTTTTTGTGTATTGACATCCATTCGACTTGGGGTACGGGGATCAAGATTAGTAGCAGGCCCATAATTGACATTTGATTGACGAGTATGACTATGAGCAAGCCCTATGATTGTATATGCTTTTTCCAGTTTGCGATATTCAATAGCATCGATTTCGAAATGTCGTGTTGTGTCATTTGAAATATTGACACATTCGATAAAGCCAGCTTCTCTTGTAAGTACTCCGCACATTTCGTGAGGCCATCTACGAAGAGCTGCTTCTTGTATTGCATCGACATCGATCATAGGTAAAGTTATTGATGATTTAGATACGAGCATTTGCAAGTCCAGGGAAGTCACGCTTTAGAAATAGTCGTCTTGGTAGCTTTCGATTTGCTTTATTTAGTTCTGAAGTAAGCATCCATTTGATTGACAACTTGTTATGGTGTTCTTTTCTTTCGATGTACCAAATGTCTCTCGGTAAGAATGATGTACCACTTGGTTGCGAGCCAGTACTTAGGTATTTTGCGAATGTTCGCCATCTTGTTAGTTTTGCACCAACAATGTCACCTTGATTGATCACTGCTGGTAGCATTACTTTTGATACATTGCTAAGAGTGATACTTGGTTTTGCAGGAGCTTCTGAGCCAGAATAGTTTAGACCTTCAATCATTATCGGCAGTGGGTTCCATATTTGATTATTGAAGGTGATCGGTTGATTATTTGCACCAAGTTGAGGGCTAAAACGATAGATTGTACCACCAAGTTGAGTACAATCAAGTTCGAATAGTTCAATGATTGCATCAGTTGCTTGAAGTTGTATTTCTTGTTGAATTGTCATATGTCGAATGCCTGTTCTACGACTGCATTATAGCTATAAAGAGTACCACTGTCGGCTACCATGTCGAGTGATACAATGCGGTACTTCTTCTGGATATTTAGTGGAGCCGGTAAAGGAGGTGTCCAAGTCACATAGTCACAACCATAACGAGTTGTCTTCCAGGTATTCTCGAGTGTTGCACAATCAGCAGAAGTAAGATTATCCCAAGTGACATTCCATACTTCTTTGACATTATTGATGCCATCAGGTGTATTTTGTTCATAGCCATCACCAAACTTCGCAGTGATCAATCGAGGCTCTCGCTTCATTTGCGAAGTTTGACTGATTGACGAAGTAAGTGGCATTGTTGAATTGCTCATTCCGTTATCCTATTCGTTTAGTTTGATTGAGTGAATTGCCAGCTCGATGCATGTCTTGAACTTCAGTTCGAACGAAGGATCTTAGTTCTTTCTTGATTGCCTCACCAACCAATTGACCTTGTTGTGATGGTGTTTGTTTGTCATTACCTTTTACTGATACATTGATAGCACCAATGTTGATTGCTGATCCACCACCACCACTTCCACGAACACCAAGTTTGCCAGTATTGTCACGAGCAAGTGGCATGATTGCTTCAGGGCCAGCTTCTCCCATTACACCAGTTTTACCGTTTGCCATACCGAATGGTGTTGTTCGATCGACTACACCTCCATTTGCGAAGAATTGCATACCATCGCTAAATGCACCACCGTTTGCCATACCAGCTCTTGGTTGCATTGGGCCAACGAAGTTTGCATTTGATGATACATTCGTTCCATTTAGAGCACCAGCTGCACTACCTCCACCTGATACCATACCAATCAATTGTTGTATTGCATAAGTGATAAGCATTTTTGCAATCATTTCTTCAAGAGTTTGCACGATTGATCTTCCCATTTCTTTCCAACTGACTGCTGCACCAGTTGCCGTTTTTGCCATACCACTTGCGATTTGATCAGTAGTACTCATTGTGACATCTACCAAACCTTTGTTCATTTGATCATATAGACTTCCTTGGGTGTCCATATTGTCACTGAACCTTTGAGTAAGTTGCTCCCAATAGCCACCAGCAAGTCGAGCAGTTTGTTGAGCTGAAGTTCTTTGTACTGCTGCGATTTCGTTATTCTTTGCTTTCTCAAGCAGTACAATTTGATCAGCGGTAAGATTTGCTCGTTTGAGTTCAATGTCGTATTTTGCATTGATAGCTTTGATTTGAGCTTGCTGACTGAGTTGAATAGCTTTGATTTTGTCGTTTTCGCTTTCTGCGACTGCCATAGCACTGTCATCTACAAGTTTTTGAACTCGAGCTTCAGTCTCTGTTGCAAGATCAGCTACTTTTAGTTCGTACTTTTGTTTGATAAGTAGTTTGACTTCTGCATTTTCTTTTTCAGCTTTGACTATGTCATCACCTTTTAGTTTTGCATCTTTTAGTGTTTGATCAGCCATTGCCATTTCTTGTTGCATAAGCAATTGAAGCTGTTTGATTTGACTTGTAGTACTGTCGATGACAAGTTTGAGCTTTCTGTCGTTTAGTCTTCTGAACACATCTTCTGAATGATTTGCATACCTTTCTTCTTCAGCTTGTTGTCTTCTTAGTTCGGCAGCAAGATTAGAAGTACCACCACCACTTCTTGGTTTTGTAGGTTTGTCTTCAGGATCATCCTTCGCTAATGTACCAGCTCCTTTCGGCCTTCCTGCTGGCTCATTTAGTTTTTTGAGTGTGTCATCTGCTACTTTCTGAGCTGCAGTCATCTTTTCATATTGTTCGGTAAGTCGTTTGACTTCTTCGGCTTGTTTTTGATAGTAGCTTTCTGCTGCAGGGCGAGCTGCTGATTTTGCACCTTGATTATCAAGATCTTTTTGAGCTTTTGCAAGTCTTTCAGTACTTTCAGCAAGTTGTTGTCGAACGACATCCTGTTTAGTAAGATCACCTGAAGCAACAGCAATTGATCCCATTACACCCATGCCACTTGCCCATGCACTGAAGAACTTTGCTATTGCAGAAGCTGCATCGAATAGCTTTTCAGTGATATTCAATATGACTGGCCCAAGTTCAATAAATGCTGCTGCGACATTAGTTTTTAGTTCGCCAGCCATTTTGTCCCAACGATCATTTAGTTCGCTGGCTGCATTTGCTTGTTCCTCTGTCAGTACAGTTGCACCTGGCATTGCTGCTTTGAGTTCTTCAATAGACATGGTACCATTTGCATAAGCAGTTGCCATGTCCAGCATAGCACCAAGGCCAGCTCTTTGAGCAACTGCAGCTCGTTCGCTTTCATTGGTGTATTCTGATAAAGCTTTGACTTGTAGTAAGAATATGTCTTCTGCTGATTGACCTTGTTCAATTGCATTCTTGACTTCATCACCAAGTAAGCCGATTGCTTTGACTGCCTTAGTAGCACCAAGTTCGTAAAGGCCAATCATTTGTTTAGAACTTTCGAATGCATCAGTTAGTGATTTGACATCAGTATTCAAGCCATAAGCTAATGATTGAAGTTGTTGAAGTTTTTCGACTGAAACACCTATTCTTTGAGCTGTCTCGACAAGGCCATCGCCAAACTCGAGTGCTTCTTTTGTACCGGCTTGCATTGCTAAAGCGAAACCTGTGACTGCCGCAATTGCACCCGCTGCTTTTACACCAATATTCTCGATTTTCTCAGCTGCTTCTTTGTCACCCTGTGTGACTACATCGACAAGTACAGTTGATACTATGTTTGACATTATGTTGTACTCCTTAGTACTTCAAGTACAGTATTCGTGTATGCTTTGTCGAATTGACATAAGATACGAATGTGAAATGGATTGATTTGTTCATCAAGTAGTCTGATGTATGCATCGATTTCAGATAAAGATAGGTATGTGTCGAACTCTTCTTTGAATGATATTAGATCCCAGAATAGAATAAGAAGTGAGTTCAGATATTCAGGATATTCTGGTTTAGAACGAAGAGGTGTAGATATGCCTTGTTGTTCAAGGGCTTCATATTGACTACGAGGGATTATTCCACCTTGAGGTGTGTCGATCCGTGCGACCCAGACAATGTAGTCTTTTAGTTTGCCTAAGTCTTGCCAAAAAAATTGCTTTCGTCCAAGAAGAAGTTCTGTATTTGACCAAGTAGCCAAATGTTGTCAGTATTCTTGATTAGACTGAGTGCTGCTTCTGGTGAATAAGGTTCATCAATGATGCCATTATCTTCCCAACCAACAATTAGTGATGCTGCGAACTCCAATGCTTCTGGTACAACCTTGCTTCGTACATCGATTTGAGTTGTAGTTGAATGCATCTTCTTCATAAAGTTTGCCCATTGCGGTGAATTGCGGCCAACGACATATATGATAAAGGGCACTTCGGTACCATCAGGCAAGGCGAACATCGTCTCACCCGTTGCAGGGTGAGTGATGTTTAGTTTTGCAGTTTTAGGTTTTAGTGTGTCGAGTGTGATATTTGCCACTGTGTTATCCGGTGATACGAGTGATTACCAAAGAAGAAGCATTTACACTGTCATACACTGCAGTATGGTTCATTGTCACCAATAAAGTGTTCTCGTTCTGAATGACTTGCTGACCACTTGAATAAGTCAGTTTAGGCAAGTGAAACTCAAGAGCACGATCACCGTCAGACAACCTGACTTTTAGACTTGATGATGTCTCATTGACGAACTTGTTGTACTGAGTTGCATCAGAGTAGTAGTAAGTAGCAGTACCTGTTAGTGATGCTCTACTTGGGGTGATACTGATTGCTGTGTCAGAGCCAAGTCGATAGTTTACATCAGAGCCATTGTTCAATGTTAGACTGAACTTAGTCATGATTGCATTTGCTGCACCACCTTCTTCGAACACATTTTCTGCATTGATGTGGATCAATGGTAAAGGAGCAGAAGGTACTGCGACATAAGTTGCACCAGTGACAATGGTTGTTGCGACTGGATCTTCGCTCATACCAATCAAGTTCAATTTGATTTTGACTGGA